GAATTATTAGAGATTAGTGTGGTAAGTGTACCTGCTAATCAAGAGTCATTGTTTAGTATAAGAAAAAGTTTTGATGATAATCAGCAAGATTATGCTGAGTTTATAGAAAAATTTGCAAATAAAGACAACGAAATTAACATTGACACTCGTGAGAAGGATATGGGAATTAAGGTTGGGATAACCGACGTAGTTGCCGATCACTATCATACTTATGAAATAGATGATGGAGGTAATGGAGTAACCACTTATGCTTCGCATAAGATGAACCATTATCATAGAATTGAGGATTATAGGGTTTCAGACGCTGATTATCCTATAGTTCATTCTCACACAATGGTAGTGTCAGCACGGCCTGTAATGGCTGAGCCAATAGAAGAGGAGATTAGCAATATGGATAATATTGATGAAAGACCTTTATCTCCCTCAGAACAAATGGCTTCTCAAGACACTCCAGAAGTTGGAGTTACAGTAGTTGAAGAGATGTCTGAAGAGGATTCTCAAGTTGAGATCAAGGCAGAAGAATCTTCACCAGATATGAATATTGAAGCTACTGCAGAAGAAGACTCTGCTCCGGTAATTGAAGAACCAATCGCCGAAAAGGCAGAGGAAACTTTGGAAGCTTCATCTTCGGATGAGGAATTTTCTGAGGAAGAAATCACTGAGGAATCTGACCCTTATGATCCTATTCCATTTATTAATATGCTCTCTATGGAGACAGCAGACTTAAAGCACGATCAGTGTGTAAAGTATAACGACAGTAGATATAAAATTACTGAAGTTGCAACTGCCGAATCCCCGAATTTCAAATTTTTAGAAATTGACTTAAATGGAAATTCAAGAGATAATATAATAACAGTTGAGGCAGAAAAATTAGCTGCTGTTAACACATGGGATATTGGATCAAACTATGATATTTCTTTAACAAATATATCTAGTCCTTCTCATATGACAGATTCTGATAGAACCGATATTAAAGATAAATACTTTGATATCACAAATATTAGTGAACAAGATGCTTATAGCTTAAAGAATGAAGAACTTGTTAAATCTAATTCTAATTACCAACAAAAACTCAATACACTACTCAACCTAAAAGCAACCCCGACTAATGAATGGGCAGATTCTGATTATAAATATGCCCGATATGTAAATACTATGATTGACGAACTTAAGAAGATTGAACCTAGTCAGGAGAGAGATACTTTGTTATCAATACATGGTGTAAAATATAAATCAAAAAAGGAGAATGATGATATGGCTACTCAACCAGTAGGTGACATTGTCAAAATTGATACTGGGGCATCCGAGACTAAGAGTGAGGAGACGGCAGCAGTCGTTGCTTCTTCGGCTCCAATCGAAGAGGCTCCCCCTGCATCAGCCACCGCCGCAGTCTCAGAGCCGCGAGTGGCAGAACTTGTGCAGAAAACTGGCGAAGCAATTCTTAATGAAGGCGACGCCCAGGATAAGAAACAATCTGAGTACACTCCCAATGAGAGTGAAGCTTTAGCCGAATTGAAGGCCGAAGTTAGTAAGTATAAGGAGCAGATTGCTTCGTATACTCAAAATAAAATGGTCTATCAAGAAAGTAATCGTGCTCAACAGCAGTTTACTCCTGAAGAGATGACTAATGCTTTCTTGCTTTCAAAGGCTCTTAATAAAGCTGACCCGTTTGATACCAAACTTGGTAATCGAATGAAACAGGTAACTTCTGTTGATGCTTTCCTAAGTAATTTCTCAACTAACGTATATGAAGAGATGCAGCAACAGCTTGTAATTGCTCCTATGTTTGAGCGTATTGCAGTTGATGCACGTAATTTCCGCGTACCGGTAGCTGATGAAGATACTAATGGAGATGTGGCACAGTTTGAGTCTGGCACGTTTGCTCAGAGTATTTCTGATTCCACGCGTGTTCCGACTACTCGTCAAAACACTATCTCTGCAGTAACGTTCTCGCCAAATAAATTTATGGCGACTACCCATCTTGCTAAGGATGAGGAAGAGGATACGATTCTTCCACTCCTAGATTTTCTACGTCAGAGTGCAACTCGTCGTTTGGCTCGTGCCATCGATAAGTCGATCTTGCGTGGTGATGGTACTTTGAAGGGCTTTAATGCTGCTCCAAAGAATGCAATTACCGCAGGTTCTGGATACCAATGTGTATTCAAGGGCGCTATGACACTTGCTTACGATATTGCTGGCCTCCGTGAGACTACGGGCGCTATCGGTACTAAAGCACAACCAGCTGACATCGCATCAGCTCGTGGTAAGCTTGGAAAATATGGTCTTCAACTAGGTAATCAGTTGGTCTTTTTGACTTCCGTCGAAGGATACAACTCTCTAGTTCAGGACAGCGACTTCACGACTGTTGATAAGTTCGGACCGAACGCAACGTACCTCACAGGTTCGTTGGGCGCTATTTATGGAATTCCAGTGGTTATCACTGATTTCTTAGATAACGTTGGTGTCGCAGGTAATCAGATTGGCATGCTTATGTATAAGCCTGGCTTCTTGATCGCTGAACGTCGTGGTATGGAGATTGAAAGTGAATATGAGCCTCGTCAGCAGGTAACTGCAATGTACATGAGCACTCGATTTGACTTCAAGGCTTTGACTACTAATACTAATGCAGCTTTGGATGCGACTAAGTATTCTTACGCAGTTGCAATTCACTCTGCATAAACTAAAATTTAAAATCTTAACTGGTGGGGGGCTTAGCCCCCTGCCCACACAAGGAGAAAAATAGATATGGGTCTACAACGATTTATACATAAAGTTAGCCCTCAGCTAACTCAAGACGCTCAGTTTAAAGCCTATGGTGATATTCCTGAGAATCAACTGACTCCTGGTAGTACAGTAGAACTGTACCCAGGCACGTATTCTAATATTACGTGTGCCAATGGTGTTGGAATTGTAGGAATAGGAAGTCCAACAGACGTAACTGTACCTGGAATTGCGGTATCATCTGGTACTACGGGTAATGTTCATATTACAAATATGACAATTACAGCTGTTTCAAATGCTGTATCCGTAGCAGGTCCTTCTACGGCAGCTAAACTTTTTGTTAAAGATGTTATCTTTAACTTGAGTACTGGCGGTGTGACACCGGTTGCGAATGCTAATACCATTCAGGTAGCAGGTACTGGCGCCGTTACTCTTGAAAATGTTCAGTTCCTAGGACATCAACGCGGTAACTTGAAAGCGCCGTTGGCAACAGCCAATATTATTAATAGTGTGCTTTCTGTTTCAGCTACGGCGGATATGGCTGTTAAGGCAGCTGCAATTCGTTATGTTGGTACCACGATTCGTGGTGCTGGACGTGCTAACGTTCAAGGCGGAACTGCTAAGGCCGATAATATTATCGGTACGTACACCCCATCAGGTGCTACGGTTACAGCAGCTGCTCAACAGTATCGAGGTAAGCTCTAATAGGCACCTAAAATTTATGTCTTTAGACATTACACACTTTAATAGGGGTAGGTGTAAGCATACGCCTACCCCTTTTTACTTAGGAGGAATATAATGTCAAATATTATTGACACTATCTCATCGATGTCTTCGTCGGAGGCTCGTGAGCATTTAAAAGTTAATGGTTATGACGATGGAAGTATTGCAGAAGTAATGGCTGAATGGGAAGAGATTCAAAATAATCCAGCCCCAGCTCCAGCTCCTAAACCAGCTTCTCCACGTAAAACTAACCAACATACTCATAACGATGGAACTACTCATTCTCACCCAAATAGCGGAGAGCATGAACACGACGACGAATAATTGGAGTAAATAATGGCTACTTCTTATGGCGAATATACCTTTGTTACTTTAGCAGAAACCAAGGATTACTTAAGTATTACAAGTACTACTCATGATGCTAGATTATCTAACCTCATTGGCTTTGCTTGTGGGGCTGTGGAAAACTACATTGGTCGTGAAGTTAAAAGTAATGTTTACACTGAAGTATTTGATGGTGGAACACAATCTGTATTTGTGGAGCGACTACCTGTTAATAATGTAAAACAAGTAGCTGAATATGACGGTAATAGATATGCAGATTTAGTTGGTCCTGCTACAGATGGAAATTTTGTTGATCAAAACTGGGATGATTCAAATGTAACAGCTGAAGGAGACGCCAAATTAAAAACAAGAATTAAGAAATTTGGTCAATCTTCAGTGCAATTTGATGGTGCTGAAGATTATGTTACTATTACTGATCCCAGTTCCAGTAATCCAAAATTTGATTATGAAACGTCAGATTTTACTATTGAAGGTCAGTTTAGATTAAATCTTTTAAATAATAATAAATGCTTAGTTTCTCAAGTTAAAGACGCTGATAATTTTTATGCGTTAAGATATAATTCTTCTGTAGGATTACAGTTTGATGCTTATAGTGGTGGAACGCAAGTTATGAATGTTGCTCATGGAACCACAACAGGATATGCAGCTAATTCTAATACTTTTATGCATGTAGCAATATCCCGTAGTGGAACACGGCTGAGATTATTTAGAGATGGATCGGAACTTGTCGGAATCACGACCTCTAATTCAATGCCAACAATTGGTACAGATTATAATGTAGAACTTGGTCGTTTGAATTTAACTGCGACAGAAGAAATGACGGGTTATGCAGATGAATTAAGAGTTTCTTTTAATAAAGCACGATATACTGCTGATTTTCCTGCTCCTAAATATCCATTCTCAACTGATAATGATACAACGGTTTTAGTTCATTTTAATGGAACTAATGATTCGACATCTTTCCAAGATGACGCAGTTCGTGATCCTGATTATGTATGGGTGGGAGACAGTGGAAAAATTGAACGTAATGTTACAGGAGCCACGGAAGGACGTCAAACAATATCAGTAATTGGGGTTCCTATGTGGCAGAATTATCCAAGAGCTGTCAAAGTAACTTACGATGGTGGATACGCGGATACTCCGAATGATCTTAAAGTAGCAACTATGGATTATATTAAGATGCTATATAAACAAACTGAAGCAAATCAAAGATATAGTTTACAAGGTGAAAGTGGTGGACAATTTAACCTAGCTGCTTCTGGATGGCCCCCTCATGTTCGTCGCATCCTAGATATGTATAGGATACCATTCTAATGGTTAAAGTTTTAGATATTAAACTAACGGATGTAAATATTGATATCGAGACTAGAGTTCCAGGTGAAAGACCTAGGAAAATTACTACTTTTAAAGCTTTAATGGAGTATAGACAAAAGTTTGAACGTGACCCGAGAGATATAGGTGGACGTGAGTGGCAAGCGGTTAATAGCCAAATAGAAGTAGCAATTGGTCAATTATTTGGATCCCCGTTGATACCTGTAACCCGAGGTCTTCGAGGTCTTCAAGCAGATGTTAGAGTAGATCCAGCTAGCGCTAGAGCAGTAGCTGAGTCTATAAGTACTCAAAAAACAAAAGTTATAGATAGTTTCTTAGAAAGGACTGACACAGAAGTTGCAGTAGGTGCAACTGGACCAGTTATTTCGGAAATTAAAGCAATGACTGGAGTTTCTGCAGGAGCTGCCCCTCAACTTAAAAAGAATATAAAAATTGCTGGTGAAGCAGAAGGATTTAAATTAGAAAGAGGCAAAGGCGGAGAATTTTTAACTGCAACAGGAGAGACTGCAATAATTCCTCCTGAAACTTTAGATCCTTTAATAAATCAATTAGCAGCATCTATGACTAAAACTGATATAACTAATGTTATTGAAAGTAACTCTACTCTTCTAAGTAATATTATTTCGAAATCAGGAAGAATTTTAATTCCCTATAAAGGTCTAGATAAACAAGCCAAGCTTAAGGCATTAATATTTAATTGGCGACAAATGAAACAATTCGCTAATTTTAAAGTTAATGTTTCTGGAGATTCTATAAGGGTTCAGATTACCTACCCTAAAACTTTTGTTTCTAGATTAATGAATATTACTAAACAAGGTACAAAAATGTATACTGATAAATTAGGCACCAAAAATGCTTTTGAATTATTAGTAACGGGAAATATTCTTAATAAAGCTAGACCTTATATAAATATTGAATATTTAGAAGGTAGTATTTTAGTTGGCAGAGTTAATAACTTCTTAACAGGTTCTGCGTTAGCTGCAGCAATACAGGGCAAAAAGCGTAAACGCCCGCTCAGAAAACAACCAACTAGAGGAAAATTTATTTCTAATGTACAGCTTTCTGCAATTTTAAGACAAAAATTAACAGAAATAATGCCACGTTATCCAGAACCTCAAAGACCAACTCCGAGATATATTACAGGAAAGTTAGCTAATAGTTTTAGAGTAATGGCTAATTACAGAACAGGAGTAATGGCATTTTATAATACTCCTCCAGCTTCAGAATATGTAGATCAGTTAAATTCAGATGGATGGATGTTGGATGAGACTTTAGTAGAACCTACCATTAGACAAATTACACAAGAACGTTTTGGTAGGCAATTTCGAGTTTTAAGAACTCAATAAAAGTCAAAAAATAAAATTTGCCACGCTCGCGTGGCTGTGATATAATTTATACAATTAGGAAAACATAATGGCGACGAGTAGACGACGTGACATCGCAAATTTTCTCGTCGGGGAATTCAAAAAAATCGATGGTGGTGTATCTACCTTTGATTCTAGTTACACTTATCAAGTGAATCTATTCGATAATGTTTTCCGACGTTTAAAATTTCTAGATGAAATCAATGACTTTCCCTCCGTGTATCTTCAAGCAGGGTCGGAAGATAGAGTATATGATTCTAAAGGACTTACAACTTCAACTTTAGACATCATGATTCGTGTTTATGTTCAGACAGAAAACGCTGTTGAAGAACTTGAAAGCACTATGCAAGACATCGAATTTGTCATATATAATATGGATACAGAAAAATATGGGATGATGGATGTTCAAGTTTCTACAATGAGCACCGATGAAGGGTTGCTAGACCCTTATGGAATAGGAGAAGTTGGAGTCACCGTGCAATACGATGTGACAGACTAATATAAAAAGGAGCTACCCGAATGGCAACCCAAATTAATTTACAACGTAACAGTGAAGTATTCTATTCGACAGTAGATCTGAACGGAGGAGCAGCGGCTGCTGCCATGTCTGCCGCTAATACTTGGAAAGTAGAAGTTTTAGCTGGCTTCGCCTTCTCTCAAGCATCTGCTACGCAGGATATTACAACTCTGGAAAGCGGACTCTCTCCAGACAGAAGTACTCTGCGATTTAACACAGCTGTAAATCCAGTTGAATGGAATTTCCAAACTTATTTAAGACCTACAGGAATTGAAAACCCTGGCCCAGGTAATGCTGCCGGTAATTATACTGGTAATGTTAAGCCACTTTCTGATTGGTTCTTATGGCAAGCACTGGTTTCTAATCAGTCACCTGCTACGGGAGCTACTACAGAAAGGTCTGTGTGGGCAACAAATGGTATTCTTCGTACCCGAGAAACAGTTAGACAAGCTAACGTTATGGCTAGTAAGTCAAACTTTCCAACGGCTACGGAAAATCATATATACATGAAAACTGATAATGTATTTTATCAAATTGTTAACGCTACCGTTAATGAAGCTGCAGTAGATGCATCCATTGATGGTATTGCCATGACAAGTTGGAGTGGTAATGGTACTAAACTTGTAGAATTAACAAGTACAGTAGCAAGTCCTGCCGCTCATGCTCGTGACCGAGCAGTACTCGTTTTTGGCGGAATTTTAGCAAATGGTACTACTGTTAGTAGTAATGGTAAATCTAATGTTGGCGCAGCTGCCCATATTGCTGGTAAGGCAGAGTTAATCTGTTTTGCTAAGTGGGATAAACATATTGTTGGTACTACTGAAACGACTGCTTCATTTATTAAGAATCGTTTAAGTGGTATAGATATTCAATATGTTGCTAATACATTTAGTTTCCCAGTTACCGCTATGAGCTTTAACTACACTAATAATACTACCTATCTAACTCCTGAAGAAATGGCTGCATTGAATACACCAATTGGCCAGTTTACAGGTTCTAAGACTATTACTGGTTCTATCAGCGCATATTTACGTGCTGGCAGTACCACTGATAAAAATAACTCAGCTAGATTTTTAGCTGGACTAGTTACCGATACGAGAACTTCTGTTGCTTCGGTTTCTTCAGCTAACTTAATTGTTGGCGGTAATACTGCACCATACGTTAACTTTGGTATGCCTGCGGTTCAATTTAACTTCCCAACTGACACTATTGAAGATGTTATCGGAGTTACCGCTGAATTCTTAGCTCAAGAAAAAGTAAGAGGAACGGGAGATGAGTTATCGATTCTAGTTAAAAAGGGATAATAATCGCCTGAGGGGGCATTGATTTATCTTTAAATTTATCCATATGGGTGTTCACCGTAACGCAGTATCAGGCCTCCCCCTCAGCATGATACATAGTTGATAAAATGGTGAGCACCCTTTTTTTATATCCACTGAGAGGGGAAAAA